CCGGCAGCTCCACATTAAAGGTGCCGATTTGCGTGCCGGCAGCGTTCTTGATGTCGGCATCAATCACCGTGCCGTTGGCGGTCAGGTCCAGCTCAGTGCCATCGATTTTCACGATGAACCGCTTGCGGAATGTGGAGTTGCGCAGGATCACCAGCGGTTCCAGCTCGGCTGGGTAGATCGTCAGCTGTGGCAGCGTCATGGCAGGGATTCCTCGATGTTCCGAATCATCGCCTCATCACGCGAATGCGCCGCGTGCGGGTCTGTGTTCATGCTAAGCAGCCACTGATACAACGAGTTCGCCAGCACCCGATCATCAGTGGTGGCAGGGATGTAGCCGGGATCGGATGGGAGAGTCATCAGAGCACGACGTTGGGGGTGATGTTGAAGCCATGTTCGGGGCTGATCCCCCGCACGTAGGAGCGGAGCCCCATGTTCAGGAAGAACGTGCCATCCGCTTGATTCAGAGCGGCGGCGGTGATCACGGGGTTGTATTCCTTGCCGGTGCCGCCGACCGGGTTTGGTGCGCCGAAGGTGGCAGAGCCAGGAACGTACTTAGGCAGGATCTGCGTGGTCTGATTGATCGCCAGTCCTGCCACCTTGAAGATACTCAATGCGGTGTTGTCAGGAGTTCCGCTGGCCAGCCTGGAATCAGCGGCAAGAAACACTGTTGCGCCGCGCTCCTGATCTACCAGGCCTTCATTGCCCAGTAGCACGCCACGGGCCTTGACGGTGTTGTAGCCATTGGAGCCAAACCGGCCAACAAAGCCCTGTGACACGTTGCCGGTTGACGAACCAGAGAATGGAGTCAGGAACGAGCTACGGACAACTAGGGATCGCTTTGCATGGATGAACTGATCCAGGAAGGGTCCCGAATCATTGTCAGCGGGCTCAGCGCCTGCACTGGTGAGCAGGTGAATGTGGTTCGCCAGATAGCGCGTATCAGTTGAGTTCCGATACCAGCTGCGATCACCAGCAGCTGAGCCTTGGTTGTAGCTAATCCTGCCGCCCATCTGGTCAATCACCACAGGCTCGTTGGTGATCGATGAAAGGAACGTGTGATGAAACTGCCGCCAGGTCCAAGGAGTGGCCACTGAGGCTGATCCATAGTGCGCGTCACCAGACAGCGGCACGGCATTTGTTACCCCCATGCCGGCGCTGGTGATGGTCGTATTCCCGCGAACGTAGAGGTTGCTCCACCGCAGCTGCACAAGGCCGTTGGTGGCGATGTACGGCGCACGGGTGGCGCCCAGTGACTCCTTGTGCGATGGCAGGGCAGGGCCGAACATGATCCCGCGCAGATCCGCCACGTCCGTGCTGTTGCCCTCCAGCTGCAGCACCGGGGTGGTGGTCCAGCTGTCATAGGCCGGGTTGCGGCCATTACTGATCCTGAGCTGGTTCAGGAACGTGTCAACGTTCGTAGTGGTGTTCGTGGTGAATGCACCACTGGGAAGCGCGACGCTGCCGGAGATGAGTTGCCCCTGAGTAATCGCCCCATCCGCCACCAGCTTGATCAGCTCGGGCACCCCTAGGAAGTGGAACCCGCCACGGAAGTCCACGCTACGCTGGCAGCGCATCTGCCGGCCGATAGTGTTTACGTGCAGTTGATTGCCGGCGCTTTCGTTGTCGCGCAACTGCAGCACGAACGAACGGAAGTTCACCCGCGTGGTCAGGTTGCCGTAGTCCGATCCATCAAACCAGGTTTCAGCGGTGGCAGAGTCGCCGGTTTCGGTGAAGATCAGCGGCCAGCCGGCTTGAGTCGGGTCGGAGGCGCGAAACACCACGCTGCACTGCCACACCGAAGCAGGGTCGTAGAGCCCCGGCGCGATCCTGATCTCTGCGGTCTGATTGCCGCTGCCGATCACGGCGTTGGCGTACTCTGCAGCCCGCGCCAGGGTGGGAATCGAATCGGCCGGCGCGGTCGGCGGGGTGTCGAACATCTGATCGAGCGTCCGGTCTGCCGCGCTGCTCTGCACATAGATCGTGACCGTGCCGGTGGCAGCGCTGATCAGCCGTTGCGCCTGCCGCCAGCGGTTCAGGCCGCCGATCGTCACCACCTCCGGGGCGCCCTCCAGCGCTGCATCAGAACTGGCGACCGTGCCAGGCAGTTCGGTCAGCTGGGCGATGCTGGCCAGCTCCACGGCGCCAGCCCTGGTGGTCTTCGCCTGTGACTGGCTGCTGAACTCGGCGGTGCCGGTGATCACCACGTCCTGCAGCTGGGCCGTGCCGCCCACCTGGATACCGTTCGGGAAGTCCGTCCTTTGCGCCTCATCCAGCGTCTGGCCGCCGAGTGATTCAGGGCTGATGGTGGCGCCCGTGGCGATGTCTTCGAGGCCCTTGGGCGTCACCTCGAAGCCATCCTCATTACTGCCCTTGGGCGTCACTCGCCCGCCGCCGGAGTTGGTGAAGTAATAGGTGAACTTATTGAACTCCGACATATCCTGCTGGACTGCAGGCATAGCTTTTGAGTAGTTACCTGCACCCGCCCATTCCCATTGATGATTATACAATCTCACTGTACTTGGACGTCTAAATTCTATAGCCCAATTCCCTAATCCTGTTGCGGCACCACCAGATGGAGCCGTGGGGAAATCAGCTGAACTGCTCGGGTCGCGGTCGCGGCTGCCGGCAGACTGCGGCACCAGGGCGGCATGGGCGGCAGCATCGGTGAACCCCAGTGCCCGCAGGAAGGCGTACCCGCCCAGGTAGTCGGTAGCGGTGCGGTACTGATCGCGCACAGGGCCCGCCGAGGTCCAGATCGTCGTCCAGTTGATCCCCAGAGTCGTGGAATCGTCCGCGTCGCTGGTATCGGTGTCCAGCACCAGGATCGGCGCCTCTTGGCTGATCGAATCCTCAGGGTTGAAGTCTGAGGGCATGTGAACGAAGCATTCGCCCCACAGCGCCGGGTCGGGGTTGGCGCCGGAGCTGATTAGATCCTGCGTGGCTTGCCAGTGCTTGCCGGCGTGCTTCACCACCGTTCCCTGGCGGTAGAACGTCGCGGCGGCGTAGGTCTTGCTGGGGGCGCCACGGCGGATCGTCACTTCTGCCGTCCGGGTCACGCCAGAGCCAGGCAGGGGGCCCTTGCCGGTGGCCGACACCAACAACACCTCTTCCCCGCCAGCGGCCAGCACTCGATCGATCGCGCCATTGCTGCGGTTCGGGTCGGTCTGCAACACCGTGTGGCGCTGCGGCAGCCTGGCGCTGGCAGTGTTGTTTAGGATCAGGCTGCAGCGCCGCTCAGCAACGGTCCTAGTGTCCACCACACGGCGTAGGTAGACCCTCCGGCCCACAGCGGCATCGCCTGCTGCTTCATTGGTGCCCGACTGCAGCGGGGCGGCTGTGATGCCGATCGAGGTCGGCGCAGAACTGCTCCAAGCGCTGCTGCTCAGCGTGGCTCGCCAGTCAGCACCAGCAGGGTTGTCGATCCAGATCCGAGTGCCGCTGGCAAAGGTGTAGCCCAGGGCCTCCAGTACCGCCGGGGCAGTCGTGCCACTGCCGATCGCCAGGCCGTTGGTGAGCGTAATGGTCGAACTGGTCACGCTGGCCACAACACCCAGCTCAATGCGGCGGATGTTGGAGGTTTTCTCGCTGATGTTCAGCGGCACCCGCACTCGGCCCACGGCCCAGTTCTTGTCCTTGCCGAAGGCGAAGCTCTTGTAGCCCTTGGCCAGTGCAGATCCACCGCCGAATGTTGAGTTCCCCCCGTTGTCAGTGATCTCCCCGCCGGAGTCCACCATCGTGACTTCAGACTGGCCAATCCCGAAGATTGAAACCTTCTGGATGTAGGCGTTGTTGATTGCCGAGATGTGACGAGTCTGGCGTGCAGGATTGCGCCGCACGTTGTCCGGGTCGGTATCAATATATTTCTGATAGTCTTGCGGGGTGTTGGTCAGGCTTACCCAGTTGCCGCCTTCATAAACCTGCCAGCAACGCATATCCTTCTGCTGGTTGGTGCCAGTGAAGTTGGCACAGACCATTGACTTGAGCCCGCTTAGCTTGGCGCCATCCCAGAACGCCCCGTTCATGCCGTAGTCGGAGCGCACCGACACGTTGAAGATGTAGGGCGAAGCACCTGTAGTGGTGTCCCACTGTGAGTTCGGCGCCTGGGTTTGATCGATCGGGCCAACGATCTGATATTCGCTGGGGCGAGCACCAAGTAGAGCATTTGCAAGATCGGCACTCCCACCAACCGCAGACTCAATCTTTTCGTAAAAAAGATCTAACTCAGTTTTACTAGCAGGATGAAAAACATCAAGCAGATGGACAGATTCGGCGTGCCCGATCTTGTCCATTGCCGTGAAATTGAAGAAGAACCCAGTACCGGATACCTTCAACATCGCACGACGATTGCTGTAATCAGCAACCTCGTCCTGCACCGCCGGAACCCAAGTGGGGCGAATGGTGGTTTTGCGAAGATCTTGCCCATGCAGGCTGCAGCCACGAGGCCCCAGAACGCCGCCCGTTGGAGGGTTGAAAGCAATCAGCTCCTGGATCGTTGGAACTTTTTCCACGCCCCAACTTGCAAGACTTGCGCTGCCGCTACCTGGATCAGTATAAAGTAGATGTACGCCCCCAGAAAGAACAATCGTTACGCAGTCAACATGAGCGCGTGGATCGCTATATGTGTACCAGTTTTTCGATGTGATAATTGCCGCTTCAATTACAGCGCGGTTAATCGTTTTGAAGGGGCGAAAAGATGTATATCCACACTCCAATCGCTGAAGCTCAATGCGCTTTAGCTTGCTTGCAATGATTTCTTCGTCTGTTGCGCCAGTCTCGTAGCTATTGTATGCGCCGCCAACGAATTTGTCACTGCCAATATACGGATCAACGTATAAAGTAAAAGGTGCGTTGAGCGGATCAGATTGAGAAAGGGCGCCAGCGATGATCGAGGCCCCGCCCCCAAGCTGACGCATTGCATCAACAAGCGCAGCAATCTGCTCTCTGAACTGCTCGTTCGACGGCGTTACGTTCAGAGCGCCTGATTGCCCAGCACGCTTGATGATCGTCATTCGATGCGCCTGCGCTCCTGTGCCTATCCTAGCCTTCTGAGGCAAGGGCAAGCCTAATCTTGCCCGTGGCGACAAACTGAATCGTCATCGTAATGATTTCGGTAACTGAAGTGTCTACCGTGGAGTTGGATATAATAATTGGCGTCTCGTAGTAAATTCTTTTGTTTTGCTCGCAATCATTTTCAGAAGATGTTGAGTCTGCAATAACAAACTTTGCATTTGCCTTCGCCCCAACATCTGTCAAGAGCATGAGGCGCAACAGGGAAGATGGCCCAAGGAGTTCGTAATTTTGCTTTGCATCAACAATTGCATTGAAGCTTCCCGCTCCCTTCAAAGCGCCCTTTGCGGACTCTCCAAATTTTTGCCCAATCGCATTTTGATCGAGAACATCAACATTGGTCTCAAAGACCCAAGATGTTAAATTGGCAACCTGTTTCCAGCCGCTTACAGCCGAACTCTCTTCCAGGAAAGCAGATATTTGATCGCTAAGTGATTGAGGCAGAAACTGGTCCCCAGCTATTTCACCGCCTTGATCAAAGAAAATGGTGGGGGCGGCAAAAGAAATAATTTCATTGATGAGTGATTGCTCGTAATTCCCATAAGGGGCAGGCAAGACTACAAGCGCCCCCATGTCAAGCTTTAGCAATGGAATCAACGAGGGGCCACTTCCATTGATAGCGTCATCCTGAGACGAGTAAAAAGTAATATCATCCATTTCGTCCCTGTGTGCATAAACATACGCAGAGCTAGTTAGCGGAATGTCGTCATAGAAGCTAGAGGCGCTGCTGCCAACATAAGTATTGCCGGTCATCAGCCTTTTTGCACCATTGGGCCCAGCGACAAACTCTCCGCCCCCATAGAACGAGTAACCGCCAGGGCAGGGGGCGAGGCCAGCCTGAGCCCCTTGCAGCAGCCCCAGGGGAACGCCTCTTTGGCACAGCAGCAGCACTCGATCGCCAGACCAGAAGGCGGGCTCTCCCAGGTCCAGGACCGTGCCCTCAGGCCTTGAGACCAGTCGAGAGTTGTCAACAGCTGCCGGCAGCCCCCATTCCCGAGAGAAGGAAACCGTGCCGTGAACACCAAGCAGTGCCATCAGTAATTAGCAGAGGGCTTGCCGCTGATAACAAAGTTAATGTTTACGGTTGTATTTTCCCCAACAGAGATTGACTCGCTCTGGCTGGAAATAAGCACCGGCCCCGACAGTGTGCCCTGAGACTGCCCCTTTCGCAGGATAAGCGTAAGCTCGTCTGGCGATTCGCCATCATTCAAGATGCGATTCATCAGTTGAGTTGTGGCAAGATCGTCTGTCTTGTAAAGCAGAGTCGCGCTACCACCCGTATTCCTCTTCCCATACGCAAAGGTATCATCCATGTCCCCAATCCCCGTGGTCTGAAGTGTATCCCTCGTTTTATTGATTGAGGCATTGAGCACCTTTGCAATCTTGGTGCCATTCCAGCGAAGCTCGCCCTGAGTTGCGTTGAGGATTGACATTAGGGGAATCTGAGTTCGGCTCTTAGCCTTACTCTAGTGGTGTACCTGCGCCCCGGAACTCTTTCAATTACCGGAGGTTCTTTGTTTACAAAATGCCAAGACAGTCCTGAGCCATATTGAGAAAAAAGATCGATAAATACTTGATTCGATATGCCAAAAAACAAGACAGCTGGCAGCACTAGGTCTTCAATTGGCCCCCTGGCAGAAGCATGGGCCTGAACAATTGCAAGTGCATTCGCTTCGGATATATTCTCAAAGCTGAGATCAAGAACTGCGTCCGATGGCTTGCTGGACCAGATTCTGTAACTCCTAACCCCCGACTGAGACCGCGACTCCGTAATCGCCCACTCCGGGGGCGTGAAAGTACACCCAGTCGGCTGTATTGCAGGAAAGTTAACGCTCATCGAAGGATCTCCCACGTATTTACATTGTCGTCCCAGTTCTCGGCCATCAGCAGTATGTTGTTTGCATTTACTGGAGCATGTATCGCTTCGATGTCAAACTTGCCCTCCTCGGTAGGGGTTATCTTAGTGATTTCATAAGTTCGCACCTGGCTCTGGGACTGAGCAACTGTAAAAATTATCCCCACCGGAGAACCCATGCCAGAAGAATCGACAACAAGAGTTTGAATCGAGGGCGAGGAGCTGCCACCGTCCCAACCAAGCACGGAATAAGAGCCGGGGGCGAGGCTAACGGTAGAAACAATGGTGCCGTCTTTGAGCACGATTCCGTTATTGAACTCGCTGTAAATTGTAGAATCCAAAGCGAGCTTGATATAATCTCCTGGGGAGAGATTTTTGCAAACCCCCTCAACAGAGGCGTAAGTTACAGTAAAGCGAATCGAGTGATCTCGCAGCCTCTTTGATCTGATGCGAAACTTGCAAACATCTATTGCGTGTTTCTCGTTTGTAACATAGTCACTCAGATCAATCGACTCAATCGGGTCAGAGCCGCTCCCAGACAGCTCTCTTACAAGAACCTCTCTCTCAACTGGGAAAAAGCCTGGGCTTGTCAGACTTGAGCTACTCCTCTCCTCTCGCCACTTTGCGCTTACGCGGATGGGGCGAAGCTCATCAACTGGAACTGTCTCAAACTTGAAAGAATTTTCTTCAATATTTCCAGCTGTGAACAGCGACTTGTGCTGAACTGCGCTGAAAGTAAATGCGGGGGTGAGAGAATAACGCCCATTGATCTCTCTGAAATTAAGCAACATTGTTGCTGCTACGTCCGCCGCCCATTGACGAGGGGCGTTGGTTCCAAGCATGACCGCCCCATCAAAGAAGTAGCGGCGGTCAAAACACCACTGAGCGGATGCCTGAAAACTAACAAGATCAATCAAGTCATCGCTAATTCGCCCCGGCCCATACTTGACATTGGTGAAACGATCAAGTGCAATATCTGGGAAAAGGTGAGAGGGGCCAGTCGAAAGACTATTTAGAAGCCTGCGAACAACGGTGCCGCCTGTCAGGTATCCAGACAACTGCCTAAACTGCGCCCACTCAAAGGCCGAACGGATGTTCAGCCCCACCAGCGCAATTCCGTCGTAGTTGGGGGCGGGCGAGTTCTGGGATATTTCGTTCACATAAACAACTTCGTGCTCCGGCCCCTGGGCGGCAGAGGATTCAACTTCTTCGTAGACAAATTCCTCTGCTAGCTTGCCCCAAGCATCCAGGTAGTTATCACCATCTGGCCTTGGGAAACCCATCGAGGTGCTTCTGCGCGTTGCATCAATAGAAAAACTTGACTTTGTTCTGGATATAGACTCATCAAACACCGAAGGGCTTATCTGCGGCCCATTTGCGTACCAGGAGACACCCCCAGAAGAGCCGCTGAGGACCAGGGACAGCTTGGCGTCGAGGACGACCAGCTTGCCCGTGGCCTCTCCAGAGCGGATCTCCCAGCCCGTCAGGGGCTCGATCCTGAACTCCCATCGCTTGCGAGAAGGCATCTGCAGGCGGATGTAAGAGAAGGAGGACTGCTGCGTCATACCCCTGGTGCCAAAGCAGGGGGCGAGGGTCGTGAAAGCCCCGGTAGAGCCCGATTCTCTGTAAGACAGCCTAAAGAAACTGTATCTCTCTTCCGCCGAGGAGATTCTATCTGATTGATATTGATCTACTTTAACAGTATCGCCCCTCTTTACCGTATCGCCCTCTCTCGACTTGCAGGCAAAGTCATCGGTTTCATCCAGGGTTAGCGCATCTCTGAAATTACATATTCCATTAGTCCTGATGCCGAGAGTAGATCTGATGCCAATTTCCACAAGCCTGCATTCGCTTGCTGTTGAAAATGAAGCGATGGCAACTTTGCTCAAATGCGGCCAGCTTGTCGCCGTTTGACGAGTTGCCGATTCATCCCCATCTTTCCTCAGCTCAGAAATAGCAACTGTGCTAGCTGAGCCCGCTCTGACAACCCTGAAATCAGCAGACACGCTTTGCCCCGTGCCACTCGCCCCCTCCTCTGAGTCGCTGATAAAAATCTTGTTACCCGGACTGCGAGAGGTGCAAACGGCTAATGCGCTGCCAATTTTGTATAAATCCCCAACCACAATCGCATCATCCCACGCCCTTTGTCTGCCCGTCACAGAAGATGCAACGTCTCCACAATCAAGAGAGGCGGTTTCTTTTTTGGTATAATTGAAAAATATTCTGGACCTGAGGCGAAGTGGGCTGGTCAACACCTGGATCGAGCCGGAATCATCGTCAACCTCAAGCGTAAAGCGATAACTCTTGCTCGTGGTCGTGGGAGTGCTTCTCACCCCAATAACTAGAGAGCCCCCCTCTTCAGTAACATTTACATCGCCCACCCCCTTGTTGGACTGCACTCTGATATTTACGTCAAACCTACTACGCAGCTCCTTGCTTCCGTTTGAAATATTGATCCAATACCTAACAAGATATTGCCCATTCGCGGCATTGTTCGCTTCGAGATGATCAACGATTCCCTTAACATCAAGAGTTGCGTCCGCCTCAAGCCCATCCACGGCACTTGAAACCGACCCAACGGTCATTTTAGCCGCAAGGGCTAAGCCTGTAATTACATCGTCTGACGTGTCATAGAAGTCGGGGCGACTGCGAACTTCTGAGGAGGAGGTCCAGGTGTCGGAGCTTCCGTCAACTACCAAGAAAGTGGTTTGATAGTCGCTACTTCTGTCAAGCGTGTAAGTAAAAGTGTCCCCAAGCGCAAAAGAGCCAGAAGTGACACCGGATCGAGAAGAATAGTATGCGCTAAACTTTTCTCTTTCCGCTTTTACGGTTAAGTCAACATCGCAAACAACCTCAGAATTGCCAGAATCCCCCTTGGGTTTCAGCCGAGCAACAGCCTGCGCTCGAACTCTGGGGTTTAGCTTAAAGCCAAGGTTGTTACCAATAAGCGCATGAACCCCAAATGTTGTAGACGTAGAGGGCTTGAAGGATGCGCTGAAATCAGATGCGTAAGTATTTCCGACGCTTCTCAGCTGAAAAACATCCGAGCCCCCATCGTTTTGAGCATTGCCAACATCTGATGTCGCTAAGCGCCCAGCAATACGATCGGTTGATACAATCCTTCCTCCGTTGGGGCGATGGTAAACAGTTAATCTGCTCGCCGCTTCATTTGCTGAGCTGTTAAGCAAGTCATAACTTGCAAGGCTGTTGTCCCCAATAGCAAAACCGTTGGGGTCGATCGAGTGGACACTGCCCTCCCCGATCATGAAGATACCTCGAAGCATCTGAGATCCCCCAAGGCTCAAGATCTGAGACCACAGAAGCGAAAGATTAACTCTCACGCCTCCATAGGACTGCCCATCGAGCGTTTCCCGATTGGCGTAAACAACAGGAATGGGGGCGCCAATGCCTGCAACATCCTGCGTGGCGTCAAATCCTGCACGGGGCGCAAAAGAAGTAATTGATAGCTGGCTGTTACCAGTTCTCTGCCTTGCTCTTAATTCTGGAGGGGCAGTGTCATCTTGTCTTGAAAGTAGGGCGCCGACAATCTGGAAGCCAACCCCGATGAGTGTAATTACAAGTGATACAGTCGCAATGATTGAGGCCGGATCTCCACAAACAACAGAAGGCTCCGGCCCTTTCTTCGCCTGGGCTGCCACATAATCCTTCCAGTATTCATACTGCTCTTCGTCAAAGCCAAGAAGCGAGGCGATGTAGCGATCAGAAGGCAGCACTGCGGATTCTCCAGAAGTCCGTCTTCACCAAGGATAAAGGAACCCAGGCGACTCCCTTGCGATGGTGAACGAACAGCACGCCGTCGTCAACAACAACCCCAATAGCAAACCCCGTGATCTCATTGCGAGTCATTGAAAGATCACAGCTTCGAGGGGCATCAACCCTAGTCATATATTTGTACCACTCTTTCTCAAGCTCGCCCCACTTCTGAGAAGCAGCCAGATCGATCCATTCAGAGGAAATGGGCGGGCAAGGGAAATTGTTAGCTAGAAGAACCTTGTGAGCAACAATTAGACAGTCTGCTCCTTCTCCATCATCTGGATCTGCAGCAAATTTATGTGGCAACCCAATCCACTTGTAGTAATCAATAATCATCTCAGGCTGAGCGTGCCACTTGTAGGCAGTGCCCCCACAAGAAACTGTGACAGAACCCTGCCCCCAATCGTTCTAACAGAATCAAGAGAGGAGGCGAGCTGAAGAACGACGCCCTCCTGAGAAGTGTCATATTGAACCTGAGAGCAGCTCCAAATTTCAGAGCAGAGAAGGGCATCGAGAGAGAAATCTGAACGATTAACTTTTACGGTTTTTACCTCAAGCAACCAATCTTCTTTTGCCGCCTCACGAAAAACGTTCAAAGTCAAATCATCGGCAACCGTACTGACAGCCGCCTCACTTCTGTCGCCCCCTTGCGTTGAGGCATTTGTTGCGATTGCGATTGGTACGAACGGATAGCTGACAGACTGAAAAGTCTTGGACTCGCCGGGGAAGAGGTTTTGCGCAGCCCAGGTCGTGTAACTCCCGTCCCTGCGCTTGAACCTCATGAAGTTACAAAGTTCCATTTATTTGATACCGAGAGAAGCTCGAACACGGGGATTGTTTTTGATGCCCTTCTGAGCGAGCTGAGCCCCACGACTTGCGCCCCGAGCCTCTGCCCTGCGCCCAATCTCTTCTGCCTCCTTCTTGGTGACGAACTCTTGATTGTTAATGATAACCGACTCGAATTTGATAGTGTCATCGCCCCCATCGGCTCCACCGCTCCCAAGAGCAGCGCCCTGGTCCTTGGCAAACGGAATGGCCAGGCCAGACTCGGCGGCGATCTGCATCATCTGAGCAGCACTCATGCGGCCCTGAGCCCTTTGGAAGGGCACGGACAGAGAGCTGCCTGTGCGCCCCTGAGCCGCCTGGAAGGGTGCGGATAGGTCCACTGCCCTGGGGTTGTCGTCACCGTCGTTCAGGCCCATCTCCAGAGCGTCAGAAGCCTCGAAGGGCACGGAGAGGTCTGCTTCTACGCCCAGGCGCCCATCCTTGGTGCGCTTGAGTGGCATGATCGCTTCTGCGCCCGCCTCGCCGGCCTGCCCGGTGCGAGTCACGCCAGCATCCTCGAAACTGAAGAGTGTGGGCGACTGCAAGATTCCGCCATTGGCGAATTTCATCAGCTCACCATCTTCAAAGATGTTTCCGTTTGCATTTGGAATTATCTCGTCAACCGCGCTGGTCCACGGGCTGTTTCCAGCGGCAGCAGGTCCGCCAGCACCACCTGGCTTCATGAACCCAGCAGCGCTCATGCCGATGCTGCCAACAGTTGTCAGAATCGAGCCGATGCCGCTAAGTACATTTCCGGCCCCGCCCTTCTGTATGTTTTGAACACCGCCAACGATACCAATAACAGCAGAGGAGGCGAGGCTTAGACCTGTCACGACCTGCCCAAGACTCTTGCCCCAGTCGGTGGTAGCTGTTTGCAGTTTGGGAGCGTTCTGCTGTACCGCTTCTGTAACTTTATCGTTGGAGTTAATCAGGGTTTTGTCCAGCTGATTTATGGCTTCGGTTGCTGGTATTGCGGCAGCGGGAACCTCTATCAGCTTGTCTTTCATTTCACCAACAGCACCCGTCACCTTCTGGACTGCACCTTCTGCCTCTGAGTAGTTTTCAATAGGCAGTGGAAATACTTGGCGCTCGGAGGCAATGGAAGCGTACTTGGTGTCGAGTTTGGACAGGCTGGCCATGTCGAAGCCCGTGAAGGCGCCGGGGAGTGAGGATTGGGGCGGTAATTGCTGCGAGGGCGGCAGCTGAGGATATAGTTTTTGAAGCCTTTCGTTGACCTGCCTGTCTATCTCGTTGGCGGCACCTTCTTTTATTAGCCTAAATTGATTTGGATTTATGTCAGCCGGAGGCAGCAATAGGTTGACTTCGCTTTTTAGCGTTCCCCTTAGAGCCTCAAGTTCCGCAGTCCCGAAAACCTCTTCGACTCGTTTCTGTATTTGTGAGCCAAGCCCCCTGACCAGGCCCTGGATTCTCAGCTGCTCCTCTGTCAATATTTGCTCCGAGGCGGGAGCCCCTACGCCAAGGGTTGGCGAAACAACTGTATTTGCTTTCTTCACAATCTCTCTTTCAATGCTTGCAACAAGATCTTTCAGTATCTTGATCTCTTCGAGCTGTTGAAGCTGTTCCGGCTTGATGTCAAACCCGAGTCTTTCGGCAAGGTCAAACATTGTCTTCTGCATAGCCTGCTCAACAGGCTTGAAGGCAATGTCAAGCACAAAGCCAAGGCTCTTGCGCCCCAGCTCTTCGCCCACTCTCTTCACGGCCTCAGAGGCGCTACCAAGCTCATAGAAGCCTTCAACCAGTCCGCGCAGTGAGAGAGTTAGCCCAGACGAAGCGGTTTTGAAGTTATTGATAGTCTGAAGCTTTTGCTGCAGTGCATCAATTCTTGCTGCATTTTCTGTGAGAATCTTAAACTCTTCAGAGGCGGGACTAATACCTCTCTGAGTAAGATCCATCATGGCTTTCTCAAGCTCCGTGGTGCCGCTGATGGCAGAGTTGATTTCAACTCGCAGTGAATCAAGCTGAGAGGACTGCTGACCCCCTTTCTCAAGGAAGAACTCAAGCGATGCACCAAGTTTTACGTTGGCCTCCGCGAGCCTTTGGTACTCAAGAACAAGCTCTTTGTAGGGAGCTATTTCGGGAGCCTTTGAAACAGCCTCAAACGCCTCTCCGATTTTTGCAAATTGAGCCCCCAGCGGATCGTTGCTCAACTCGCCCCTGAGCTGCTCGAACTGATTGATAAGTCCAGTGACGCCTTGGTCCGCAATCTCTTTGAGGCGAGCATTGAATCCGATGAAGTCACCACTTGATACAAGCGAAGACAGCTCGTTCTGAACACTTGCAATAGCCGTTGCAAGCTGCTTAGCACGAGCAGAAAGAGCATCGAGACCAGCGGTGGAAACTGAAGCATTGGCACTTACAGATCCGAAAGAAAGCTGTGGGGGCGGAGCAAAGCTCTTCACGGCATTCTTTTGAGCCTCGATGAAAGTGGCTTGATTCGCATAAAGATCGGCTAGTTCACGATTTTGCTTGGCGATAGCTGGATTACTATTGTTGGCAGCCCCTCTAAACAGATTCTCTTGCTGCTTCGCCTCTAGTCTCTTAATCTCAAGATTATTGATATTGATGCGCTTTTCAATCTCGAAACGACTCCTGTCATAGGCTTGATTCTTTTTCAGAATCCCGTCGTTAATTTTCTCAACCTGTTTTTGAGTTGAGAGGTTTAGATCGCTAACCTGCTTCGCAACATCAATTCTGTACTGCTCAATCTCTATTCTCTTGGATTCAAGTTCCAGCTCAAGAGAGCGACGACGATTTGCAATTTCGTTCTCAGTCGAAAGCTGCTTTTCTGTAAACTCGGAAACAGCATCAACAAGTTGCTGCCCGATCTCATTGCCGAAGACAGTGGCTCTCAGTTCGGCATTTGCATTGCGCAGCTGCTGAAGGCGAACCTCGCCCTGAGCCGCAAACAGCTCGTTTTCCTTGGCAATAACAGACAGTCGCTCTTGAGCAATTCTTTGCTCAACCCCTCTCCTGATGTCGGCAATTGATTTTTCGTAAGATTCGATCAGTTCAAACCTTTGATTGTCCAGGTCTTTTTGCTCTTCTGCTGCAGTCTTGATTGCATCGGTGTATTTTTTGGCGATGTCCGATGCTTCCAGGCCAGCAGAGAGAGCAGCAACGGTTTGCTGGAATGGAAGCAGTTGCTCCTGTCTTTGAAGCTCTGGAGTGGGTGGCGGAGTGCCAGCTTCTTGCGCAGCTCGTTGACCGCGACCCCTTGCAAAATCAACGCCCGCCTTGCCAAAACGAAAATACGGACTTGCCATGGCGCCAGCCTCAAGAGAAGCCTCGACCGCAAGTCCGCCCAAACGCTTAACCCACCCAGGGGGCTCTATCGAGCCAAGCACCTGGAGCGCAGCGGCGAAGTCATTTACAACCGCAATCGCACCAGTAAACAAAGGAAGAAGGGTCGAGGCAATTGATGCGTTAAGCTTTTGAGTCTCCTGGTCAAGTTTTTTCTGTTCTTCCGAAAGTGCATTCAGCTGTTTTGCGGCTCCAGGACCAAGCTGCTTCTCAAGCTCGGCAAAAACAATCGCTTGTGCAGCGGCTGCACTACCAACACCCTCCAGCCTGCTCACAAGATCCTCAAGCCCTGAATCAACTCTCAAGCCAGCGGTTTTCATTGCCTCAAGCGCCGCCGTTGGCTGCTTAAGACTTGAGCCCAGCTCCTTAAGGCTGTTGACAAAGGTGTCAACTGCAGAACCAACAGCCGTACCGATCAGCGACAGACCAAAGCCCAGAGCACCGCCGGCAGCGCCGCCAGCAAAGCCGCCAAGGCCGCCACCGGCTGCAGCACCAACCCCCTGCCCGAACAGCAGCGGGAAGGCGCCACCGATCAAACCTTCGCTGATACCGGCGGCTAGACGCGGGTTCTTGGTGAGGCGGACCAGGAAGTCAGCGTCAGGGGCGCGACCAGCCTGTTCGTTCTGAAGCGAGGCAGAAACCCCATTCATCTCCCTGAGAAGTCTTTTCGCTCCAGGCACAAGTGGATCAATTTGAGCGGCAAGCTCTTGCAGGCCAGAGGCGAGAAGGGTCAGTTTTTGAGAGGAGAGCTTTGCAGGTTTTTCGAGCTGCTCAAGAGCTGCAAGGCCGGTAGTGCCAGCAAGGGATGGGGTGAACTGCCTGACAATTTTATCAATAGCTTCTTCTGGCGAGACATTCTGGAAGAATGATCCGGTTTCGGCAAATGAGGTCTGAAGCTTCTGGAAGCTTCCCTCAAAGCCGGTAAGAGCTGCAACTTGTGAAACTTGGTTCCTTGCTTCACCAAGAGCATTGCTTATGTCAAGAATGCCTCTCTGAAGTACACCAAGATCTCTCGCGACCGACTCAGCATTGTCTCGTGTGATATTTCCTTCGAGCTTTTTAAGCTCGTTTATCTTTTCCTGAACCTGCAGGCGCAGCTGATCCGCATTGGCAGCACCCTTGCCCTGTAGCGAGATAGCTGCGCTTTCGACGGCATTGGCCCTAGCTCGAAGCCTTCGCACTGCATCTTCAACACGCTCGGGCGCGATGGTTTTTGCACCCGCAGCCCCTCGCCCCGTCTCATAGGTTCCGGCAACTTTGGCTTCACTGATTCTGAGAGCCAAGCGCTTTTTAAGGCTTGCCGTCATATCAGAGACAAGCCTTAGGTTTTGCTGATTTGCTTGGACCGTTCCAGACTCAAGCTTCTGTATAAGACTTGCAACCTTGGCCCGCTCTTGGTCTACCTGCACCCCCCTCTTAGAGTTGATCGCTAAATCGTTGCTGAGCGTTTGCAGCTCTACGAGGCGATCCTTGAAGGGGCCAGTAGCCTTAAGTCGCTGATCAAAGTCCCTGCCAGCCTCCTTGCTTTCTTTGTTTAGGTCTTTGTAGATACCTTCTATTTCGCCAAATCTATTAACAAAAGCGTCCAGGTCAGACGAATCAAACATTGCCGGAGAAATATTTTCCAGCCTGCTTGCAAAGCCAAGAGCTTGTTTCGTGTATTTCTCAAGATCTGATGCAAGCTTGCTCGACTTTACAAGATCCCTGTTGTACCTCTCATAGGAGTATCTGGTTAGGTCAACCTGCCCAGAAATGGCTCTGGATGTATCAAAATTACCTTTCAGAATTGCGTCTCTCGCAGACAAAAGCCTATTTGTTAGCTCTTGCCTCTGAAAGTCGGTCAGATTGGCTCTATCAATGCGCCCCTGAAGCTCCTCTTGCTGAATAAGAGCGCTGTTGATTTTCTTTTGAAGATCGGCCTCTTCTTTTTTGGCCTGGGGCGAGCCAGGAGCAGGCGCTTGTCCACCAGGCATTTTGCCGCTGACGGGCAGAAAAGCAGTGCCAAGGGCGCCAAATTCACTTGAAATCCTCCCCCTTTCTGTGAAACCCGCTGGCAGAGCGGGTCCTCCTCGCATCTTCCACATGTCCGCAATTATCTTTTGCTCTTCTTTTGTTTTTTGCTGAGAAAGAGCAACGGCCACTCGTGTCTCAGAGCGAAGACGCTCGGCCTCTTGCTCAAGTGCTTTTAGCTTCTGCTTTCCGAGAGCGGTCGCGGCAGCAGTGCCCCTACGAAGTTGCTCCGCCTCGGCTTCGATAGCCTTTTGCTTCTGCATCGCAAGCGCGACAGAGGCTTCCGTGGATTTTCGATTTGCTTGCGCTTCCTCAAGTCGTGCTGATGGAGAGCCGGGAATCAGATTCCTGACTTTCTGTCCCTCAGCAGTAACAGTAGAAGGCAATTCTCCCGTAATTGGCGAAAAACCAGTGCCAAGGCTGCCAAAAACATTAGAGACGCGACCGCGCTCCGTGAATCCCGTCGGCAGAGCGGGCCCCCCTCGCATCTTCCACATGTCCGCGATTTGCCTTTCGCGGAATTGAGCCTGTTTCTGAGCACTCTGAGCGCTGAACTGAGGAAGAAGCGAGGCGGGGCCCTGCAGTGGTCTGATAGCTGACGCCTGCCCCCTCATGGTCGGAATGGAGCCCTGGAGGGCCTGAACCCTGGCCATCTGATCGGTTAGCTGCCTGTAAGCGTTGGAGGTGAAAGTTACAACACTTCTAAGATCTCCAAGCCTCTGGATATAGTCTTCAAGGCCAGCTTCGCTTCTGGGGACTTGATCAAAGCTTGCAATTAGTCGATCAACCTCCTGTCTCGTCCTGGAGACATCTTGATTCCTGAGCTGACGCCCAGACGTTCCTCTCATGCGCCCAAAGGGATCATCTGGCGTAAAAGCTTCTGCCAGGATCGCCAATCTGTTTCTGTTTACCTCGGCGAGGCTCTGAGATGCCGCACGAGAGGCAATAGTGAATGTCTTAAAAGCTTCTGTATTAGTTGCAACGCTAGAAGCGAGATTATCAAAAAACTGAATCTCCGAGCGCAATCCAGCAGTTGACTGAAACTGAGGTAAGCGAGCCCCCTGGGCAGTGCCTTCAGCCCTTTCTCTGGATACCGCAATATCCATGTAAGAGCTTGCCAATCGATTGGCAAACTGAATCTGAACCTGAAAGCCTCGTGCGCTACCAAGAGACGCGGCAGCCTGCCCCCGTCTTTCCTGAGCCTCGGCGAGATCGGCTTCAGCCCCCGCCATTTGACGGAGCTGGTAGGTCATCCTGGCGTCAACTGCTGCCCTTCTGCGTTCGAGCTGAGTTCGCTGCTCAGTTAATCTGTTGGTTCGCCCAACAACTAACGAATGGCGAAATGAGGCTCTTTGGAGTTCTTCAGAGCCTGCGGCTGCATTCCTTACGGCATTTCCATAAATATCAGACTGTCTTCTGTTTATCTCTAGACTTCTACTATTTCTTTGCAGTGCCCTGTCGAGATTACCGGCTTCTCTTGACACCATCTGAAAGTTATCTCTCAGGGGCGCAAGATGAGCTGTCGCCTGTTCTACTTGGCGGTCAATTCCTCGCAGGCCTCTTGTAAGCCTTTCAACAGATTGCTGTGCTCTTCCGGGCTGTAACTCAAGCGGCCTGCTATTGATTCTTCCAATTGCAGCCTGAAGCTGATCGGTGCTACGGATTACTCTGTCAACTTCGTTCTGGCCGTTGACGATAAGATCAATAATCGCCTGATAAGCAGCCATGCCTCGACAGTTCCTCGTGCTAACAGTCTAGGCATGAAAAAGCCGCTGGCCCGGTCGGACTAGCGGCGTTTTTTGATCTTCTCCATCTCAGCTTTCTGTCTTTTGCCTTTGATGGAATAATACAACTGCCACAGAATTAGCTCTTCTTCTGTTACGGCATCTTTCAGCTGAGAAAGAGTCATCTTAAGCTCTTCCGCCAATTGAAGCTGAAAGAAGAGCCTTGTATCTTTCTCTAGCTCAGCCTCAGCTGCTTTTCAGATCGGTTTCAGCCTCGCCCTCTTCGTCGGGGCGAAGAACCTTCAAGATCATCTGCTGAAGAATTTCATCCTCAACTTCCTGCTTGAGAATTGCAGCATCGCCGGGGCGGAAAAGAGGCTGCCCATTCTCATCCTTGGCCTTGAGAATCAGAAGTTGCAGGGCGTAGTCGTTGGTGCTATCAGATTTAGCATTTTTCTGAGCCTTCTCCCGTTCGGCTGTCGTCAAAGGTGTAACATAGAACTCCAGCTCGTCACCGCTTGCAAGTAGTACAGACTGCTTGATGGGTTCAAAGTTTGCAGCCTTGCGCAGGCGATCGATAGCCCGCATGGAGCCGGTGGAAGGACTGGTCGGAGTGGCGGCCATGAATTAGCAAGACAACTTCACCAAGAGTCTACCGCAGGAACAGGTTGAAGCACTAAAACAAAACGAGCGTTACGGTGGCGATGTGATCGAGGATCTGTTCGCGGAGGCTGGGAGTGGTCATGGTTCAGTCCAGCTCCGATACACCCGCCCGCTCACGCCGCTGATGGCCGCCAGGGTGGTGGCGACTTGGGCGAGGATTTGCTCGCGTTTGGTGGTGGTCATGGGATAGCAGCCGCGATGGCGTTGATCAGGGTGGTCACGCGGGCGTCCAAGAGGGCGAGGTCGAGGGATTCGCCGATGGAGTAGAAGGAATATCTGCCGGTAGAAAAACCTGAAGGTGTTCCACTTGATGAGTCTGCAAAAACAAAAAGATTGTCGCTAACTGGTGTTTGCGAGGCTCTTGTTTTTGCAAAGTTGCTACCACCCGCT